TCAAGATGTTCATGGAACAGATACGGGATTGCTTCTTTGTAAAAACCCGCACGGGCTGGCTGTTAAACAAGGATTTGCTGGTGGAACGACAAAGGGAACAATTCCCGACACCAGAGGAAGATGAGCGCTATCAAACCCAAGGGACAAACGCAAAATACAATGATCTGCTTAAATCAGATATAGGCAGCTATCATAAACAAACTCTGAAAGAATTGTATGACCAGAATCAGGGTTTCGCCCTGGCCATTGACGGCAAGTATCTACACCAAGGTGAATACGCCCAGGAATATCTGGATTTTATGTATCATAAAACTGTTGAAGGCAGATACGCGAAAAAGATCGGGGGAGTATGCCATCTCTGTCATTCTGAAGGTGGTTTGGGTGAGGAAGTATCACTGAAACATAAATTCTATGGGACCACAAATCCATACTATTTTGATAATATTTCCAACACCAAGACCTACACCTCGTTTGGCATCTGCCAGGATTGTGACAACAAGCTGGCTATAAATAGTCACCCAAAACTGCAAATGGGCGTCGGTGTGACAAATGGGGATAAGGCTTTGATTGGTGTGGACTTATGACGGACTGGTTTTAGACTGTGTCACAGCGAGCTTTGGACTTTTTTGGACGTTTTTGATCACCATTTCTGCAAATTTGGACTGATTTTGGACTGGTTTCGGATATCCTTGTTTTACAGTGAATTAGCCCTGATCAGTAAACCCGCAACTGGACAGCAAGTGTGCCGAGCAGAAAAACGTCTCTCGTCTGATCATGGTCTAATATAAGAGTCTTATAGTCTGAATTGATCGGTTCGAGCAGTAGCGATTGTCCTCTGCGATCGAACTTTACACGTTTGAGAGTGATGCCTCCATCGACCCGGACGGCACAGACCAGGTTTTCCACCTTATCCCACTCAGTTGTCTTAAATATCAATACGATATCATCATTCATGATCTGGGGAGCCATACTGCTGCCTCGCACCATGAAGGCCATGTAGTTAGGAGCGCCCAGCGGGATGTAAGTATTCGGTATTTCAACCTGTAAGCGGTTTTCCTTATCCTCGAACACTTCGGTGGGGGTTCCGGCGGAAATTTCCGCCAGGATCGGGAACACTGAAGAACGGATGTAAGTATCTCCCCGTTCATCAATTAGCAGTTGCCTGCCACTAACGATCTGGTAACGGTCATTACGCGGGATGTTGGAATCATGCTCCCAGGGGCCGGGTATCATCATGGGTCCTTCACCCTTCAAAAGCCAGTTGATATTCACGTTTTGATCTGCCAGTTTCCTTAAGAATCCGGCATCAGGATCACGTTCATCAGTCTTGTATCTGATGACTGAGTTCTTGGAAACGCCGAAATTTTCGGCAAATTCCCACTGTTTCAAACCCATTGATTTCATTAGTACTTGTATGCGCTCGCCAATGGTCTGCACTTTCATATATCCCCCTTAGGGCACTTTTAGCTGTTGACAAATACCCATATAGGTATCATTGTGTATCTGTGAACAAGCTAAATACCCAAGCGGTTCCGGTCAAGAACTAAATTTCATAGTGTGATTCTGCGGCGGATTTTTCCGCCGGTGTACATGGGTTGCGACTAAGTTCCCACTTTCGCAGAAAGGACTTCCCAAGTTGTTGCGATGCAGTAATGTAGAGACCAATAACTTATTAAGGGAGGTGCTTATGAAAGCAAGCACTTACAAGAGCAGGACGAGGGGGCAGAAAATGTCACAGTGTGACAAAAAGCTCGGTGTGACACGTGTCACAGCGACGCCCATACGGGGACGAGAGCACTTAAAGCTATTAACAAGAATGAGTAAAGAGCATGTCACAGCGTCCGACGGTGTGACAAAGGGTAATTTGCTCGGTGTGACACGACATAATGCCAAATTTGTCACAGCGAGGGTAATTCAAACTGGCATCTATATTACGAGACTGAGAATGAGCAAGAGAATGATTAAGGCCGTCTGGCTCACCATAGAACGGGTGGCAGAACTGAAGGGCTGTTCCAAGCGGACAGTCTGGCGCTATGTAAACGATAAGCAGCTTAAGACGCATAAGCAGTTTGTGAAGTCCGGGAGCCGGAGCATCAATAAGAGCTTCGTGCTGACTGACCCGGAACTATATGATTTGGAGATCGCTCACTGTGACATGAGGCGTGTCACACCGAGCGAGTTTGTGGAAACCGAGATTGAGATCGATGGCATGGCAGTGGTCAGTGCCCTGATCTATGCGTATGCGCCTGTAGATGAGGCGGGAGTTTCTGATGAGCTTCTATAATGTCACATCCTCCGAATACAGCCAATTCTACCATACCATTATTATGGGTAAGACAACAGCTCAACAGCCCGAGCCGGAAGTCCAGACAACCACGATGGTGCTTCCGGTGGAAGTATCTGAGACTGATAAGTCCGAATTGATCGTCTGGGAGAACGAAAGCAGCATCGAGCAGCCGATTCCGGTTAAGGGTCCTCCCTTCAAAGAACGGAAGCCGGATGAGTTCATCGACATGAGTCCCCCGGACTATGTTCCCTATAAGTATGAGAATGAAGCCAGGCTCTATGGTCAGTTCTGCTCGACCGTGCTCTACCGCCTGGAGCAATGCCAGTCCCGGGTTGATGAGTGGAAGCAGATAACCTCAGACTTCAACAATAAAGAGCTGATCCCGGAGCTATACCAGTTAGTCGGCAGACGCAGTGAACGCTCGCTGCGTATCTGGCTGGAACGATACCTCAGTAACAACCACGATATGTACAGCCTGCTGCATAAGAGCAAGAATCAGAGCCGGGGGCGCAAGGTCAGCTTCATTGAACAGAACTACCTGCTGAGCCTGCTGCTGCATCCCAACAACATCAAGATATCCACTGCGGTTGGGAGCCTGAAAGACGCAGCCCGGCAGGGGCTTCTGGAATCTCCTGCCAGTGAGCCGACGCTCCGCAGATGGTGTAAAGACTGGGAAGCCAATAACCAGGCGATCTGGGTACAAGCCCGCAAGGGCAGCAAGGCAGTGGCTGAGAGTGTTGTGAAGACGATCATCCGGGATGCCAGCCTGCTCAATGTGGGTGATGTATGGGTAGCCGATGGTCATACCCTCGCCTTTGATATCATGAATCCCAAGACCGGGAAGGCGCAGCGTATGACTATGATCATGGTCTTCGACTGGGCATCGAGATATCCGGTGGGTGCATCACTCGCCTTTACCGAAGATAGCCATCATATCCAGGTGGCTTTCAGAAACGGCTTCCTCAACTGGGGAGCCCTGCCCAAGTCGGTCTATCTCGATAACGGCAAAGCCTTCAAGAGCAAGCTCTTTCATGAGAAGTGGGAAGAGCATGATCTGGAGAAAGAGCTTTGTGGTATCTTCCCCCGGCTGGGGATCAAGGCAGTATTCGCCAAGAGCTACAATGCCAAGGCGAAAGTGATCGAACGCTTCTTCAAGACCTTCCAGGAGCAATTCGAACGCTTCATCTCCAGCTTCAGAGGCGCAAGCATAGCCGATAAGCCATCCACATTGATGCGTAACGAGAAGTGGGCAAAGAAACTCTTTGAAGCGCATCCTCCCACCATCGAAGAGACGATGCAGATGATCGCCTTCTATATAAGGAAGATCTACGGTGAGCGTCCCCATTCAGGCTTGAATGGTAGGACTCCCTGGCAGGTATTCAGTTCATCCAAGCTGCCGGAAAGCCGCCTCGTGATCCCCGGCAAGCTCAATAACATGATGCTGAGCAGCGAACGTAAACGGCTACGTAATAACGGTATTCTGCTCGGTAAGCTGATGTACTGGAACGTGGAGCTTACCAACCACATCGGGAAAGAGGTGATCATCCGCTACGATCTGGGAGATGCCAGATGGATACTGGTCTATGATACCAAAGACATCTTCATCTGCCAGGCTGAGCTTCGCCGGGCTCAGCATCCGATGATCCATCTGGCGGAAGACCAGCCCACCTCCTTTAAAGAACTGCAAAAAGAGTACACGCAGATCAAGAAGCTGCAGCGGCGCACCGAGCAACGTACCAAGATGATAGTCAAACAGACCCAGCAGGTGGTCGATAGGCTGATAACCCCGATGCGTAAGGCTCAGGTGCTAACCGAGAACCCCATCTTCAAACAAGCGCCCATGATCGAAGCACCCAAGCCCGGCAGAGACGAAGCCATCAATGCGATGGAGAAGCAGATGCTCAAGAACCTGCCTCAGCTCGAGCCAATCGAAACGGAAGTCGAGGCGCAGGAACCGATAAGAGAAACAGAAACAATCGCTAGTGCCGTCAACAGCGAGATCAAGTCCAAGCCCAAGAGCTTTGAAGAGATGCTCAAACGGGCAGGCATCAGATAAAGGAGGATAGCTTGAAACAGAACAAACTTGTCCCGATCAGTAACGTAGTGGAGGCAGATGAATGCATCCGCTTCCTGATCAACCGACCCAAGATGGAGATGGTGGGGCTGGGTATGCTCTATGGAGCACCCGGGCTCGGTAAGACCACTTATGCCCAAAGAATGGCTTTCCAGCGCGGTTACATCTACCTGCGGCTGGAATCCACTACCACGCCCAAAGCCTTTATGGTGGCGCTCTTAAGCGCACTGTACCGCAAGTTCCGGCTGGGAGCCTTTATCCCAACCGGAACGGCTAACAATCTGCTGCAATTGGTGCTGCGCATCCTGGAAGACAACAAGGATACAGTGATCGTTATCGATGAGATCGACTATGCCTTCTCGCATGAGAAGCTATTGGGCGCGATCCGGGACATCGTGGACGTAACTCTAACGGTGGTGATCCTGGTGGGTATGCAGGGAGCGAGGGACAAGCTCTCGCAGATCAATGCCCATTACTTCGACCGCTGCAACTACTTCTATGAGTTCCAGTTCTTAAGCAAGCAGGATATAGCTATGGTCGCCCGCGAGGTAATGGATATCGAGGTTACCGATGAGGTAGTGGATAAGATCGACTATAACAGTGGCGGTAACCTGCGTAAAGCCATGAAGGTGATGTATATCATTGAATCTATCTGCCAAGCCTGCCCGGAAGCAGATATATCCGGAATCGACTTTGGGAGAGCTATATGAGAGAAATCATCGAGAACTTCATCAACCAGTACAATCGCCCTTTTACTGTAGAAGTGGTAGCGGAGATGACAGCACTGGAGATCGGCAAATTAAAGCCCATCATCAGGCAGTTGATCAAGGATAAGACCCTCAAGTACATCGATGCCCAGGAGGGCATTATGGTGCGTACCAATCGTTTCAATCCCGTAGTATGCTATCAGCAGAAGGGGGGCTGGCGCTTCGATCCGGCGGCTGCCTCGGCTCTCTTGGATGTGATTGAACAAGGTCAGTACACTTCGATCAGATCTGTGGCCATAGCCTGCGGACGTAGCAGGCAGTGGGCATTCGTCTATATGGAAGCTCTGGCCTCGATGGAGCTGCTTGGGATGCGGGACTATGTCTATGTAGTTCTGAGCCGGGACAATATCTGCGACATCGGCAAGGTGATCAAGCCCGGCATCTTAGGTGAGATCAGGCCCAAGCTTGATCCTGAAGATGAAGAGAAACGAGCCTGGAGAGCATACGTAAGGCGCATGAACAGGCAGCAGAACCACATGCTTGAGCTTAGCCGGAACTTCGAGACCATGAGCAGGAAAGAGCGCAAGCATGCCATGAAACTGCTCAAGCTGCAGCATGAGTACCAGGTAGCCGAAGCTGAAGCCAGGTGGCAGCGTAATCAGCTCAAGCGCAGCAAGAGAAAAGTCCAACAGAGTATTGGCAACAATAGCAACAACAGCAACAACAGCAACTAAGTAAGGATACAGGAGACATTCTATGACACAGGAACTGCGAGAACGGAAACTACGTCAGGAAATCCATGCCCTCCGGGTCAAGAAGTTCCATTGGCCCCTGGATGGGTTCCGGTTCATCATGAATGGTCTTGGCTTCGGTGAGTCGCTACGGGCACTGCCGGAAGATCGGCTCCTGGAACTGAAATCAATCATGATCAACTACCGTAAACATGGACGTCCCTACGAGTTCAGCTATGACAAGCAGGGTAAATACATGTTCTCGCTGATGAAACAAGCTAACTGGACAGACACCGACCTGAGAGCCTATCTGCTAAGCCATTACCGGAAAAGCCACTGGAACCTGCTCGATAAGAAGGAGCGTCGGGCGGTCATCGCCATGCTCCAATACTACGTTAATAAACAAACCACGAATAAGGAGAACCCCCATGGGAAAGAAACCCACTGACAAGCCACCCCTTGAACGCACGAAGATTGACTCCCAAGGCAGAGCCATCCCAGTCTCTGTCATCCGCCCCGAAATGCTGAAACAAGACTCTGTAGTAAACAGGACATTAGACCGGGTGATCCGCCTGCACAATCGCATCAAAGCCGATAAACTCAAGCTCTATGACGAGATACAGGACTATCTGGAATACATCGCCAAGCAGAGTGACCTTACCTGGAAGGGTAATGCCGGGTTTACCAGCTTTGACGGTAAGTACAAGATCGAGATCAGGTTCAAAGAACGCATCGAGTTTGGACTGGAACTGCAGCTTGCCAAACAGAAGATCGATGAGTGCCTGAAGGATTGGTCTGCAGACTCTAATGCCAATCTCCAGGCTATCATCAATGAAGCCTTCCAGGTCGATAAGAAAGGTGAGATCGCCAAGCATCGCATCCTTGCCCTGCGGAAGTACAACATCAAAGACATCAAGTGGAAGGAAGCGATGGAACTGATCGACAAAGCCATCCGGGTCGTATCCACCAAGCAGTATGTATCCTTCTATGAGAGAGATGAGCATGGTGAGTACAAGCAGATCATCCTCAACTTCACAGCTCTATGAGCGAAACATTGGTATCCTTGTGCAAACGGGATTGAAAGAAATACGGGAGAATGAACTATGGCATCTATGAATAACAATGCAGCAGAGGAGATAAAACCGATGAGCGTTTTCAATGAGGAACGCAATTACAGAACCGATGAGATAGCTGATATCCTCCGGGTCGACCGTTCCAGTGTTTACCGCTGGATACGGGACATCGAGAACCCTCTGCCTGCTTTCAGAACCAAAGAGAATGGTCAACTGCGCTGCAAAGGCAAAGACCTGAATGCTTACTTAGACAGACACAAGGTCCGACCTGAGTATGAGTAATGCACTCGAGTTCCGCATCAAGCGGGACAACTGCAAAGAAGCCTATCTGAACGGCAAGACAGACCCACTCGAGCTGGCGGTGATCTTCGGAGTTTCCGATATCACCGTCCGCAAGTGGATCAAGTCCGGTAAGTGGGATGAGTTGTTCAAGGAAGAGCGCAAGCTTGACCATGAGATCAGCTTAGCCCGCAAGAAGGCACTCATCCAGGCACTTCGTGAGTATGCCAAGAACCCGGCGGACACCGCTCTGCAGAGCCTCGTAAGCTTAATCAAACAGAACCAGAAAGATAGTGAGCCTGCCAAGGAGCTGAACGATTACATCGTGCGCTTCCTGGATCAGGTGACCGACTTCATGATCGAGAAAGGGCATGAGACTATGCTTAAGCAGTTCCAGAGTATAGTCCTTGACCTTGCCGAGTACTTAAGAGTTAGAAATGGATAATTATACAGCCACGGACATGGTTGCCTCCATACAAGCCTACCCTCCAACCCAAACCTGCCAAGCGGAGCCGTCGCCTCCGGCTCCGCACTTTCATGGTTACCCTCCAAGTCCCGGTTATGTCTAAGAAGTTCATTCAGCGACATAACAAGGCATTGGCGGAGATCGCATCAAAAACGATCTCCGTCTTGCCTTTTATAGACGATAATCCTGAAGCCAAGACTGAACGGATTAGACGCACCACATCAGAGGGTTGGGATGCTTTCTCGTTCTTCTGCCATACCTATTTCCCGCATATCTTCCCACTACCTTTTTGCCCAGCACATGAGACTATGTTCGATGAGACTAATAAGGGCTCAGGCATCATCGGAATCACAGGTTTTCGTGGGCTGGGCAAAACGGTACTCATGGGAGTGGTCTATCCGATCTGGAGGATCATCAAAGGTGAACGCTATGTAATCCATACTGCTGCAGACGTAGATCTGGCACAGGAGCGCACAGCTTTCACTTTACATGAGCTTCAGAACAATAAGCGGCTCACTATGGACTATCCGGAGCTGCAGCCAGTGGATGTATTTGATCTCGACTTCTATCTCAAGAATAAAGCCAGGATCAGAGCCAGAAGCATCAAGCAGTCTCACAGGGGAACTATCAATCCCAAGACTGCCAAGCGGCCCGGGCTGATCGTTTGTGATGATATCGATAAAGAAGAGAACATGGGTAACCAGTCCATCGGCAAGAGACGCATGGAGAAGATCACCCAGGAGCTTGCCGGAGCACTCTCACCTGAGGGAAATGGCAAGATTGTCTGGCTCGGTAACCTGGTGCATCCCAATTACTCCATCTGCCAGTTTCAGGAGCTCATATTGGGCGATTTACGGGCAGATAATCCAGAATTAGACGTTACCTACCAGATTGCATTAAAGACCCACCAAAAGACGATATTGCGCTTCTCTCTCGAAGATATGCATGGCTTGTCCATCTGGGAGGAGCAGTACCCTACAAGTACCTTACCAAACCTGCGAGCCAAGTTCGGTCATACCGGATATCAGAGAGAGATGCTTGGACAGCCGGTAATCGAAGGTAACATCTTCAAGAACCACTGGTTCACCAAGTATAGAACCTTACCTGAACCATCCCAGATGAAGCGAGTCTGGCTCTATGCCGATCCTGCCTGGGGAGAGAAGGGTTGTTACAAAGCTGTCATCTCCATAGGCTATGATGGTAACAGGTTCTATGTGATCCATGTCTGGATACGTCAAACTGAGAATACCAAGTTCTTCAGATACTACTATGATGCCTATCAGGAGTTGGATAGAATCTACAGGGTTAAAGCCAGAGCAGCCTGTGAAACTACCTATGGTCAAGCTCGCATCCTTGCCGACTTCGATAGGTGGGCAACCGATAATCATCTGCCACCGATATCGCACAGAATCAAGCGCATCGATAACAAGGATAACAAGAACCTCCGCATCGAGAGAACCGAGACCATCATCGAGACAGCAAAGATACTCTTTCCGGAGGGACAGGACACACCAACCCTGATCAGTCAGTTCCTCACTTATCCTGATGGATATATCGATGGCTGCGATGCACTGGCTGGCTGTCTGGAGAGGTTCTCTGAATATGATATTGGCAGGAACAGAGTGAAGGTTAGGAGATTCAGTTTCTGATGAACTACTACGATCAACTCATGCTTGAGTACTACCGGGTACTGAACAATGCTTGGAAAACCGAGATCAGAGATGCGACCCGGCTTGCCATCCAGATGTTGAGTGACATGCCAAGAGCCGAGAAGATCAACAAGGACTCCATAGATAAGCTTATGGGCATCATCAATACCCAACTGGGAGATGACTTCGCAGCACTGGTCAATGAGCCCACCAAAGCGATAATAGACCGCTGTGTGCGGCTCGGACTCAAGGACACGCAAGTGCAAGCTCCAACCAAGACCAGCATAGGGCTCTGGGGTATTGAAGATCAGCATCTATCGTCCACCATCCAGAAGCAGCAGTTGTTCTGGATAGGAAATCACTTTGAGGCTGATGTGAGGCAGAGCTTCACTGATACGCTCTCCAAAGCCATCGAGCAGGGTTATACCAAAGAGATGCTTGCCGATACCCTCAAAGATCAGTTTGGTGATATCGCAGAGAATTCCTCCCACTACTGGCAGGGACTGGCAGAGCATACTGCGCTCAGAATCAGAGAGTTCGGAAGACTGCAAGGCTACAAGAAAGCCAAGGCCAATTACTACAAGCTCGTGGTGATCCTAGATGACCGCACCAGCGATATCTGCCGGGCTCTGGCTGCTCAGGAGAGGGTCTATCCCCTAAACGATGCCCTTGAAGTGATGGATAATCTCATGGCTCTGGATACCAAATCCAACAGTCTTGACGAAGCCAGAGACTACATCAAAGCCATTGCTCCTTGGATCAAAGACGATCAAATCGAATATGACACAGATATGAACCCGGTAGGAGTCTCCGGAACGCATACCCCATTCCCACCATTTCACTGGAAGTGTAGGACAACTTCTATGCTGATAAGTTTATAGATTATAAGGAGACTTGATTAGAACCATTCATTATTAAAAAAATTGGGGATTAGTATGTAATGATTATGTTGCATTGTTAAATCTACAATTGAAATTTATAACTATTAGTATTATTGTTCTTTAGCTTACTCTCGTTAAAGACCATCTGCAAATTGATGTTGTCGTTAAAGGATAACTTTGTCCAAATTGTTTTCCCAGTTAGTTCCGAAGAATCTTTGGTGGTTGAAATCCCATAAGGTAAAGAGAACCCCATTAAGTTAGTTAATATATAACGATCATGAAAATCCGGCCAGATATACACACTCGCTTTATTATTGGTGTTATATTTCTGTAGATCCTTTCTGAATACACTTTCCCAATACGCTTTATCTTTTACTTCCCTTTGAGTTCCACTATCAGTGTAACAGACTCTGTGTATATTTATTTCACTGCAATTCGGGTTATTGTTACAAATGGAGAATATCTTGTAAAACTCTTTGTAATCATGCCTACTGGGATCTAAATAAGGGTCAATAAAATTAACAGATTTCGATGATTCTAATAGGAGCTGTAGAGCAATCGTAAAATGGTCAATACTACGATCTAGTCTTACCGAATTTCTTTCCTTATTCAACCAATTAGATTTATGTAATAAAGCCATGTCATGAACATTTGCATTATTTGCTGTCATTCCTGTTTTGGTACACTTGGGTATAAGACAATTGGAAAACACATCACAATCATTACTGCCCTGTAGTAACGCTATTTTATCAAGAAAACAATCAGCTTTTGTAGGTCTAGTTTTTGAGACATAAACTAATGGTAACAACCTACCCTGTTTTCTCAGCTTCTCAATAACTTCTTTAGCATGCTGATGAGTTCTTGTATTCCCTGACTTTGCATATTCAAGCACCATTTTGGCACAAGAGAAGTCAGGAGTGTCACAAACTATGCAATAATCAAATAGAATCTTTTTCAAATGGTATAGATTGATATTGGGTATAGTATCGTACTCTACAGCAAAAACGCATGGCAGTAGTACAGTTTGTTCAAGTAGTTGTCTCAAAACAATTCCTCTAAGCCCTCTTCAAAAAAACCACCTGGCCACGATCGTATCAAATCTCCATTTTTATCAAGTGGCATCTCAATTACACAACTTGATGAACCATCAGGCTGAACGAATAATACACAAACATCCTCAGGTTTAAGAGGAAAGAGCCCCTTTGGCAAATCGCCGTGTGTTGTTTGACGAATACGTTTCATTACTCTAAGCAGTATGTGCTCACTATGTGTTTCTATTAAGAATCGATTTTTACTAGGGCCTAGCGCAGTTTCTATGAAAACATCGCTTAAATCTGCTTGTAAAGCTGGGTGTAAGTGAATTTCTGGTTGTTCGATTGCGATTGTAGCTTCTTTGTTTGCATATGAATACGCAAGAACAGGAAGTACTTGGCTGATTCCAACACCAATATCCCTATGGCTGACTACGGTATCAGATCTCTTGTCAATCATTACTAACTCCGGTATTCTCTCAATATTGCCAGAGTGTAATGAATCAATAATTCTTTGTACTTCGAATTCTGAATCCCTTACTATTGGGTGCTCACCACTTGGACCTTCTTGATCATATTCTATCTCGACATCCAATTCTAAATGCTCAATTCCTTCTGCAAGTGTATTATATATTTGATCAATATCAATTAATTCTCTGAGAACTAGCTCATATGGTGTTTGTAATCTTTCTTTAGATGAGAGCCACATATTTACTTTGCGTCGAACATCATCATCCTTTCTGATAATATCCCATGCAAAACCACCACCTGCATACCAATTTGGATCGTTGTATTTAGAACCTGCTATATGTCTGGGAGGATAAGTCCTTAAAGGTCCCAGATAGCGTAATCTGCTACATAATTGATTCATCGCTGCTTGAATTGGAGTTATCAGACTCGCAAACGATAGGATAAGCATGTCAGAAACCTGTAGTTCTACTTGTCCCTTGAATTCTTTATTCCCCTTCCCTTTATCATTATCAGGTTTCATAACTTGATTACGTAATATGTGCTGATTGAAACCCTCAAAGACTTTTTGAATAGGAGAAGATATATCGGGGAGTATCCCACGTATTGGTAGAGCTATACTTGAAAATACTTTTTCAAGATTTCTATTGTCTTCTTTTTCACTGTGACCTAATACTTTAGCCGCAGTTAGCATCAGTTTAATGTTGGAAAAGATACTCGACTCGAAATTTATTGTATCGATGTGAAGTTTCCTGTCACTTCGAATACTCATTTTGATTAAACTATCTCCCCCTTGGTATACCTCAAATCTCCTTATTATGGGAGTGAAAAAAGGATCAACATCACCATCAATAGATTCAGGCTGCCCAAAAGAGCAGGAGCATTCAAAATCCATTTTTTGCTTTTTGTTATTATGCATAACCTCGGCATCAAATGAAAATGCAAGTTCAACTTGATTACCAAGATCGTGATGATATACATATTGTCTGAAACCACCAAAATCTATGGAGTCGCCACCCTTGCTTGTATTATAGACATCCAAATCTCCTGTATTATGTGCATGTTGAGCAAGTACTAATGCATGTATAATACTTGATTTTCCGGAGCTATTTGCACCGTAAATCAATGTTATTGGTTTTAAAGGAATTCGTTGTGTTTCTGAAAAGGCTTTAAAATTACCGATACTAAATGATGATATCATTATTTCCTCCAACTATATCGGAAGTAAACTCCAGTTTTTTAATCCTATAAGAGCTTTCTCAATGTTAACGTCCGAAAACTCGCTACGCTTCAATTTAGCTTCCCATTCGGGAATTGAACGGATTTGCAATTTAACAGACTCTAATGTCAAAGGGATTTTCCGATCAACCAATTTTAATGCTGCTGAATGCACCGTCGCCCATCTTTCTAGTGTTTCCCATCCCCAATCCTTAGTCGATTCGAGGTAATCATCCACTTGCTCTCTTGTGGGGCCTAGGATATCATTGACCAGCTTCTCAGTATCGGCAATACACACTCCGGCAGACAGCGGCTTCTCGTTGCCTTTCTGAGGTTCGATCACGACCCACTTACGATCCTGAGCAAGCTCCAGAGCAGCGAAGATGTCGTTGTCGAGTGGGCCTGCCGCCATCGGTTGGAAGTACTCGGTCACAGGCTGTTGCATGAATTGGTTCACAAAATAATACTGCTTGGCCAATTTCACCCGGGCTATTTGATGTTTGGCTTCTAGCGAGCGAAGAATAATGTAGGCTAACAGGATTGATTTCTTCTCCAGGAGGGGATAAAGGAAATCAGTCATCCTGGTCGAGTGGTCTTCGTCATGAACTAGAAACCCCAACTCGCGTGTCTGCACTTCCATCTCCTGGAGCAGTTCCTTCATGTGGGCTTCCCGCCATTTGGCAGTGAGTTCACTGGAGAAGGCATGGTGGAGAAGGGTGTGCATAAGGCTCTCAATAATTCCTTTTGATGTTTCTTGATTGTTACAAGTACTTCGTATATTTCTGTAATAAACTGCAAACTGGTTTTGCAGATTGATCGGTGGTTTAGTAAACTGCAATCGCTTGACTTCCCGCATATGACGTGAATATCCGAGATCGGGGATTGGTAAAAGCTCAAGCTGACATGCTAAAAACTCTGGACACAAGCCATCTTTTACACTTAGAATTCTGCTACCATCTGCACCTGCAATAAACGGGAAATCTATAAGTTTAATGGCCCTTGTATGGTCTCCAAAAACAATGACTGGTTTCGAAGATCGTACAACAAATGAATCGGAATCAAAGTATCCTGCGATAAAGGTCTTTCCTTGATCAATTACTGGGTACAGCCCAGAAGCTTGGTACTCGGTTTTTAGTAGTTTGTTACATCTCGAAGTATCATCTTTGAAAGCTTCTTGGAACGAAACAGTATTCCAGTTTTTTAGGTTCGTGGCAGGGTCCCCAAACATCTTGTAAAACAGCGCAGGCAGCACCCTTTGCATCATCTCGTCGGCTTCCGCTCTCATTTTTCGTAGCACGTCGGCCTGGTCGAGTATATCGACTATTCGCTGTTGTTCGGAGAGTGGGGGAAGGGAGATACGAAGCCGATATACATCATTCCGGTTAAGTCCTGGAACACCAGTCATGGTAGCTAGATCACTGATTTTGCTGTAAAGTAAAAAGTAGTAGACCCAACGCTTATTACAACATTTTGCATGTCTAACAAAATAAGTAGTGTCAATCGGCCAAAAGTTACTCTCGAACCATGTGACCTTACCTGCTGAACCTTTACGGCCAACAACTATTCCTGGGCCTTCAACCAACCATTCATCATGGTATCCATCTATCCCATTTGAGCCCGCAACAGGATAAATCCCATTCTTATTGCGAAACCCTTTTGGTAGAGGACGACCATATTCTAAAGACATCAATTGCTTTACATCAAAGGTCGGCCAAATCATTCCCCAATCTCCAATTCATTAAGAAGCAGCATAAGATTGTGAGTAATGGCACTCTCCAATTGCAAAACCTCTTGAATCATATCTGTGGGATCTTCCTGTGGTGTCTCATGAGAAATCAACGGTTTGTATCGCCCGGCAGTCAGACTGTAGTCGTTTTCCATTATCTGGTCAAGTCTTGCCCACCAGCAATGAGGTTCCTCACTTCCAGCAGGCAATAATGTATTCGCTTCAACCCCTGGAGGTGTCTTATACCCACCCTTTCTATAGGCTTTCCACTGTTTCAGTAGGTCGGGGATATCGTTGCGCTCCGGCGTTTCCGGTCGACCACCACCTGATATCTTGTCCGGATCGTAGCCATCGGCCTTGATCTCATAAAACCACACTCTTCCGCTTTTCTTCTTGTCCTTGGGCAGATTGGAAAGCGGACGGCGGAAAACTAGTACACCGGTTTTTACGCCTGCATAGGGTTTGAATACCCCTGCGGGGAGCGAAACCATCGCTAACACCTCAAACTCATCCACCAGTTTCTTACGTAGCTCAACATGTGCTACTGTAGAGCTGAAGAGAAGCCCTTCCGGTACGACGACAGCACATATCCCGCCTGGAGCAAGGGACTGCATCATCACTGCGAGGAAAAGCAGTTCGCTTTTTTTCGAGTTCGTAGGCAGATCACGTCGGATCGAATCAGAGGGCAAGACACCGGAGAAGGGAGGATTTGAAAGAATCACCTTGTACTTACGGCTCATGTCCTCATCGGCAAGTCCACCCATATCGGATAGGGTGTTAGCCCGTTTGACATGCGCTTTCCGGATGCCGTGCAACACCAGGTTCATCATTGCTATGCGCATCATTTGGCGCGAAACATCATAACCAAAGATAGAGTGTTCTAGGACATTCCAATCTGGGATCTTCTCACCGATACCCTTGTGGTAGGTCTGGAGGGAGGGAATCGCTTCTTTGGCTTCGGTTGCGTCTCAAAGGTTGGTGTAAATTAGGTGAGCCAATTGAAAAAAAAGGTTGAGCCGGATCCCGCACTTTGTTTTGATGGTTTAAAAGCAAAAAACTACAAGACAAGGAGCAGATCATGACTCAACCAAAGCGAAAGAAAGATGAGAAGGCAGAATTGGTCAAGCTAATTCAGTCAGTATTGCCTGGAAACTTCGTGACATTGCTGGAACACAGTATACAAAGCGTCATAGAAGCGGAGCTATGCCAGGTGCTCGGGGCTGACTACTATGAGCGGAAAAAAGAAAGAACATGCTACCGTAATGGCTATCGGGAGCGTCAGGATTTAGCCACAGGTTTGGGACCGGTGCCCATCAAGATACCCAAACTTCGCAAAGGGAGCTTTTATCCTTCCATTCTTGAACAGTATCAGAGAGTGGATAGAGCTTTAATCAGCATTGTCAGCGAGGCATATTTTGCTGGAGTATCTACACGGAAGATGAACAAGTTGTTTGTGGACTTAGGCCTGGAAAACATTGACCGTAGCTTTGTGAGCCGTTGTTCTGCTCAGATAGATGAAGAAGTAGAAGTGTGGAAGAATAGATGTCTGGACAGGCGATATGCCTATGTTTGGCTTGATGCCATCTATACAAAGCTTAGAACGGCGCGAGGGGTTGTGTCCACAGCCGTTCTGATAGCCATCGGTCTGAAAGAGGATGGTCATCGTGATGTACTTGGTTTACATTTGGGCAATAGAGAGAGCTACCATAACTGGAAAGACTTTCTGCAAAGCCTTAAGACGCGTGGCCTGGAGCGTAGTGAGTTGTGGATCAGCGATGAGCATGACGGGCTGATCAAGTCCATAGAAGAGTGTTTCCCCGGTCAGCTCAGACAACGCTGTATAGTGCACTGGATGCGAAATGCTCAGAGCAAGGTCTCAAAGACCGATCTCCTATGGTTGCTGCCATTATTGAAAGACCTGGTGGGTTCCAGAACCAGGGAGTCGTTTGAATTGGCTTGGAATGAATTGCACAGAGTGGTTGATGCCAAGGGTAAAGAGAAGCTGAGAGACTGGCTGGACAGCACCTATCACGATATTACTATTTATCTTGAATTCCCCCCTTCTCACTGGAGCAGGATCAAATGCACTAACTCTCTTGAACGGCTCAACGAAGAACTCCGGCGCAGAGAGAAATGCCTTCGTATCTTTCCTGATGAGAAAAGTTGCTTCCGGTTGATGGGAGCGATCTTGCAGGGATATTCGGAAGATTGGACAAGCGGTAAGCTGTATCTATCAGAGCCCTTGGAAAAGATTAGAGAAAATCGGTCGAAACCCATACCGTTTGAGTCGACGCGCGACGGGCTGAAGCCCTGCTCCGTCGGCTACGCCTCCTCCGCAGGGCTTCAGCCCGTCGCAATAAGGTAGCTTCTCTTGAAAAAGATATTGACATCGGGAATGAGATTGGAAATAATGCAGTTGGTCGTTTGGCCTGACATAGAATGTGAGAAACGAGGACTATAAGATGTTCTCAACTAACCTGAGAAACAATGAGTTGGAATTTACACCAACATTTGGGACTTAACACAAGGATTGAAACCTTGCCGTCAACCTTGACTACGACGCGGTCAATGCTCTTACAGACCATAATCCAACATAACAAGGATTGAAACCAAAAAAATGTCCGACCTGAACAAGCAAGAATACATCTTACAGACCATAATCCAACATAACAAGGATTGAAACTACCTGTTGTCCATCTCTTTCCTCCAGAGTCTCAGCTTACAGACCATAATCCAACATAACAAGGATTGAAACCTGTCTGCTGGAGTGTAGTCACTGTTCAGCAAATGCTTACAGACCATAATCCAACATAACAAGGATTGAAACAGTGGATTCCGGATCGAGTCCGGAATGACGTGAGGGCTTACAGACCATAATCCAACATAACAAGGTCCTCAACCCTCCCTATTGCTTTGAGGTTGCGCTCTCACACCCACTTGGTTGAAAAAAGTGTCATATCAATGCTAACCCACCGCAATGTCCTGTCAGTCAGGCCCTGAGCGCCTGCGTCCATCCCTCTATCACGCCTCTCGGCAAATACTC